CGCCGGACGATGACCAGATACGAGAATTCAGACCAGGTGACGTTGGTTGCTTGGCCGGAGATCCGCAGGCCGTCCACATATCGCGCACGATCAAGAGCGGTCTGCCCGCGGAACCGGCCCGACCACGCCAGGGGCTCGGAGAACGCGCCCATTGCGTCCACCACTTTCTGGCCGCCAATGAGTTCATGAACCGAAAGGCGCTGCTCGCCGCCGAATCCGATCGACTCCGGAACCTCAAACTGGTAAAAGCTGATGCCGCCGAGGGTCAGGAGAGTGTCTGGAGTCATCGTTGGTAGCTCAGGCCGGGTGTCGGAAGGCCCATGGACATGTCAAAACTGGTCGTGCCGGTCAGCGGGCTGCTTGCCTGCCGGCCCATGTGGTCGGCCATGAAGTTGCCAACGAGTCGCCCGTCGAGATGGACGGTACCCTTCATAGCGTTGCTCATGGTGCCGCGCGGCGCCACCGGATTGATCGGCGCCGCACCAGAACCTGGCTCGGCCGCATTTGCGCTGCCGAACATCAATCGGTACGGCCACGCGAAAGCGTGTACGGCGCCATTGGTGAATCCTTGGATCGCCTTGAATGCCGGACTATCTGCTACCGTCGCGAGAGAACGCAGCATCTCCGAGCCGACTTTAAGCATGTTCGTGACCTGGGGAAGCATGCTTGTCCCGAATACCGTCTTAAAGTCCGTCCACGCAGCGCGAAACTCGTCTTCAGCGCCTTGGGGCGATTTCTGGTACTGCTTCTCAAGTTCCGTAATGCCCATCGCGCCGGTGGTCACGGCAATGTTCTTGTCGATCTTATGGCGCTGCAGATACATCTGCGCAAACGCATTGCTGGCCGTGCGCTGACTGAACAGGGTATTCAGTTCATTGACGATCTGGTCATCGGTGATCTTGTCGCCCTTGACGAGTCCGTCATGACCGCGCACCCCACCGGAACGGATTGCGGGGATCAGCACGTTCAGCAACCACTCATACTTCGACTGGTTGTAGAGGCCTTCATCCTTCAGCGCACCGGGAAGAACCTGCTTGATCGTGCCGATTTTGGTGTACTCGATCATGCTCGGGTCGATCAGGCCGATCCGGGCCGCCTCCTTCATGGACTTTAGCGAACCGCGACCCATGGCCAGATTTTGGTGCGCACTCATGAGAGCAGTACCGAACCGACTGCCGCCCATTTCCTGAATCATCGGTGCGGACTGCGCATAGAACGCCTGGTTTGACAGGAGGCGCGTTGCAACGCCACCGGTCTTCATGAACGCGAGCAAATCAGTTGGCGTCACCAGACCAGCAGAGCCCGTTAGAACTCTCTGCGCAAAATCGGCCTGCTTGAACATCTCACCTGGAGACGCCGTCCCGCCGCGCATTTCGATGACCTTGCCGAGCGCCTGGAAAGTCTTCGTATCAAACTTGTTGCCCTCCTCACCAAACACGCCGCGGTTCGCAGCAAGCATGCGGGTAAAGAGTGGGGTAACGGCCTTGGCTTCTTCATAGCTGCCCATGACTTCGTGCATGTCGCGCAGAACCGTCATGCGCTCCGTCATCGACACGCCGAATTGCTTGGTGCCGCGCGCGAAAGCGTTGGCGTCCTGGTTGACCTTGTCGCCCAGATTCAGCGTACGGAACCGCGTAAAAGCCATGTCATAGTCTTTCGCGGCCTCGTAGAACTTGTGCCCTACGTAGATCGACGCGCCGGCCGCTGCCAGCGGCACGAGCATGTCCGTTGCGAGGCCCATGCCGACGCCGCCAATCCCGAACCCGCCGGGGCCGACGTGCATGTTGCCGCCGTGGATGTGGCCGCCTCGACGACCGCCGCCACCAGCGCCACCTCCGCCCGGGCCCGGCAGAATCGGCGGAACACCGCCGCCACCGCGCCCCATCCCACGCATACCAAGCAAGCGTCGCTCGAGCGTTGCGGCCTCAACGTTAGCCGCTGCCAGTTCTCGCTCAATGCCGATGCTGCCTGTCGGCAGGGCGCCCTTGATACCTCGCAGATTGCGTTCCGCCAACAAGGCTTCCGTATTGACGCCCTTCAATCCTGCGTCAAGTGTCTTTGAAGCGGCTGCCAGATTGCGCACGCCAACAACCTCGGCGCCCATCTTCTGCAGGCGCTTGTTGACCTGCAATGCCAATGCATCAACCTTGGCGAACTGCTCCGACAACTTCAGCAGTTGCGGCGTGACAAAGTCGTGCAGCTTGAGCGTTGTGCCAATCGCGTAGGCGTCGATCATTTTGTATTAAACTCAAACACTTACGGGATGGAGGCGAGATGAAGTTCGTTTATCGCACGCACGAATGGCTGGCGGATCATGTTTCATGGGTGCAGTACCCGAAACCGACGATACGCAGCGTGAGCGGTCACGCGGTTGGCTGGCGAGCTCGTTGGGCGCACCGGCCGCCGATGAACCGATGGCTTGCGGTCATTGCGCCAATGGGGATCATGCTGCTCCCATATATCGGCGTGTATCTGGCGATCGCCTGGATACTGTTCCTGTTCGCCTACTTCAAAAGGACGTGAGTCGCGGCTTGCGCCAGCCAGCGCCAGCTACCCATGCGAACGCTGTCGCGCCGATGATCGTTTTCACGCGGTCCATGCTGTGCAATGCAGCGGGGCCGAAGACGGGCCGCGGCGGCTGCTTCGGCGTGCCTTGATCGAACCAGACAATGTGTGGATCGTTTGAGCCAACGGCCATTTCTTCACTGGAAACGGTACGTTGAACCGATCTTTGCATCTCGCCGGTACGGAAACCAGGATCATTCTCCGAGTAGCCAAGCCGCGAGCGTTCAGCCTTAGTCGAGTCGGCCAGTTCTTCCCACGTGGGGTAGGGGCCGACAGCCTGCTGATAGTCGCCAATCATTCCTTGCGCGGTTTTCTGCACTTCCTCGCCGGCCTTGTCCAGAATATGGTGCTTGACCTCTCCAGAGGTCGCCGCCAGCCGCTCGAGATGCAGGGCGAAGGCGCCAAAACTCTTGAACTCCCTCATTCCTTCCTCGCGAACTCTTTGGTATGCCAGTTGAAAGTCACGCCCCCTTGCTGCTCAGAAATGATGATCGCGAACGCATTGAGCGTCGTGTCATCCATCGAGAAGGCGAGATCAAATGGCACGCCATGGCTCACCAGCCACAGGGCATTGCGGACGGCGACGTTACCGACTATTTTTTTGCGGCTTCCTCGTCGACCTCCGCATTAGCAAGACCGAAATTGCCGGGCAGAGCTGCGGCGATTGCCTCCATGCCCTCCTCATCGAGGCGCTGATACAAAGCCTCAATCTCGCGCTTCGTCGAAGGCATCAGAATCACGTCTCCATCAATCGAATGCACGTACATGAGGGGCGCCACCATGCCGCGCCACATCGGATTGCCCGACGATTCGTCCATCGCGTCCACGAAGCGCAATTTGCTGAGGGCGGCCGGCTTGCGCAGCCTGATCTCGCGCCCTTTAGCGTCAGTCGTGACGACTTCCGCCTTAGCCTGAGCGACGATCTGTTGCGACGGCGTCTGTTCCGTCTGATTCACTGTGACTTTCGTCATGTTTTGCCTTATGCAGTCTTGGTGCGGCGCGAGCCGGTCCAGTTCAGCGAGATTTTCACCGTCGCATCACCCATCCACTCGCCAGCGTCAGCCAGCGACAACAGCACTCCATCGTGGCGGAACTGGGTCGTGGTGCCATTCGGCTCCGTCCGCGTCTCATAAATCTGGCACGGCTGCTCGTTGATGCCGGCGTAGTAGTTCGCCTCAAGCTGAGAAAAGTAGTCGTCGACTACGCTGTCCTGACGCTCCACGTCGAACGAACCGGACCAGCCATCGAAGAAACGCAATCGATCCGTGATGCCGTCGAGGCGCTTCACGCGAACCTCGGTGGATTCCTGCTTGGAACTGAACTTCGTGATCTTGTTGAGCGTCAGTGCGCCGTTCGGCGTCTGGATCACAAGCGTGATGTCGCGCCCAACGGAATAACCGTTCATCGGCATTGCTGCCTCCTTAAACGAGAATACCCCGCCGCAGCGGGGTCAGAATTGGGAATAGGGAGGCATCACACCGGGTTAAGCCGGGCGAACTCGCCGAAAAGTGCGGATGCAGCGGCGTTGTACGCGCGCGCTGCGGCGGTCTCGTCGTGGAACACACCGAGATACCGCCTTTTTTGTTGGTGAGTCACATACGCGACCCACTTAGAACGCTGCGCATGCCAGCAGACGCCCTTGAACACCGACGAACAGCGCTCACGCTTCTTGCAATTGGCGCCATTTGTAGACTTATTGGCATGCCGGAGATTTTCTTTCCGGTTGTCCAGCTTATTCATGTCTTTATGGTCGACCAGCTCATTGCCCGAGACGCCCAACACATCGCGGTGCATGTACACCATGACGCGACGTTTGCCATCCGGGCGCGGGCGACGAACCACATACCCATTCCAAGAGATCGACCAAACATGCGCAGCCAATCTCGCGTAGTCGTCGTCGTCAACTAGTGCCACAGCGCGGCCACCGTCGATCGGTAGTTCTCGCATTTCAGGCTCCGGCAGGCTTCACAATCACCGTCGTCTGCCCCCCTTGTAAATTCACCAGGAAGCCGCGGACAACCGCCTTGTAGCGGGCCTGAACATCGGCCTGCATCCAACCCTGCATGATTCGGGCGTCGGTGTTGTTCGACTTGTCGAGCGTCACCTTGTAAGAGTCGATCATTCCGGTGTCGACCATGTTCTGCATGAACTGGGCGAGGCCGGCATATGCATTGGCGCGCGTCTGATCGTAAGTCTGGAAGCCCTGCAACTGGCCGATGAACTTACCGCCCCACGCGTTGATGCTGTAGGCGATGTAATTCGTCAGGCGCGTGTACGAGTCTTCGTGCAACGCCTGATCGGAACTCGTATTGAGTCCGATCGGCGAGCCGTACTGGTTGCCAGCCGGAATCGGATTCGTGATCAGGTCAATGCCAGCCTGCACGAGCTGCAGCAGTTCGGCTTGCGAGTACGGCTGACCGGTGTAGGTGCGCTGTGTGCCGACGATGCCCTGCATCTGCTTGTTCAGCGACGAGTTCTGCGGCGAAGCGTTCGCGAAGTAGCCGGCGAAGAAGCCTTGCGGCGACGTCAGGCGGACCTGGTTGTTGACCGTGTCGTTGATGTAGACCCAGTCGCCGAAAATCAGCTTGCCAGCGTACGAATCTATGCCGGCCGTCGCCTTGGTCGTGACAGCGTTGCTGATCGTATCGCCTGCGGGGCCCACCATCAGCATGTAGACGCCTTCGGACAGACCGAAAGCGACCTGATTGGCGTACGACGTGGTGTCGTCGCAGTCGACAAGCGCCGCAACCGAGGCGCCGGTCATGCGAAGGGCGTACATGCCTTTTCGCGGCGCTGTATCGGTGCCAAGCAGTACCGAACTGGTGATCGTCGTGGCGCCGTCAGTGCCAGATGCGAAGGCAACGGTCGTCGGTAGCGTGGGCGCGGTCGATGCTGCACCCGCAGAGGCAGTGACCAGCGCAGATGGGCCGCGGAACTGGCTATTGCCGCTGTTCACCGCAGAAACGATGGCGTCACGAAGCGTTGCGGCCGTGCCGGGAATATTGTCGAATACTTCCGACGTGAATCCAGGCGCCGACAGCGTCAGCTTGGTCGTGCTCGCCTTGGTGCCGACCGAAAGCGTCGCCGAAAGGGTGTTGCCGAGCGTGCCGGTGTACTT